GATTGCTGGCGGGCTGGAATTGAATACGCCGGTGTGGGCGAACGAGATGCATGAGTATCCGTATCTGCAATGGCAGGCGGAAGTACATCGGGCGAAGTTGAAGGCGGCGTTTCCGCTGGCGGCGGGGAAGATTGAGTCGGCGCCGTCGCAGGGGGCGGAGGATGTGTACGCGCGCGTGTCTCGGTTGAGCGTGGAGCAGGGGCTGCCTTCGATTCATCCTGGCGATGCGCTGATGAACTTGATTACGTTTGACCGGACGTGGCTGCGGCCATGGGCGTTTTACGGGATCGAGAATGACGACGTACGCAACGAGTTGCTGGCGCTTTTCCCGGATGGTTGCTACGTGGGATTCGCGGGAGATGTGTACTGCGAGGCGCGGAACGAGAGCATGGACGATCACTGGAGGGTGCTGCACGCTTTGCCGGGGGATGGGCAGAACAGGCCTAGCGTGGGCGATTCGCTGGTGCAGGTGCAGGAACGGTACAACACGTTGAGCAACATGCAGGCGGAGACGTACGAATACGGCATTCCGCCGATTTATGCCGATCCGCAGGTGCTGGACTTTGACGCGCTGGCGAACCAGGTGGCGGAGCCGGCGGCACATTTTCCGGCTCGAGCGCGGCCAGGGCAGCCTTTGGCGGCGGGATTTTTTCAGCCGGCGCCGGCGCAGGTGCCTCCGGACATGATTCGTCATCAGCAGGATCTGATTGGGCCCGTGTCGCAATTTTTGACGGGGCTGTTTCCGGCGGTGTTTGGCGGGAACATGGAAGACGTGAAGACGGCGAGCGGGTACGCGATGGCGCGCGACCAGGCGATGGGGCGATTGGGATTGGTGTGGCGACGGCTGAAGCAGTTTTATGGCGAGGTGATGTTGCTGGGCGTGGATTGCTTCCGGAAGAACCGGCCGGAGGATGTGGATGTGCCGCTGCTGGGCCCGGATGGGACGCTGGACGCGAGGATGATTCGCGTGGGGGATTTGAAGGGAAATATTTGCGTGCACCCGGAAGCGGACGAAACGTTTCCGCGGCTGAAATCGCAACAGAGAGGCGTGCTGCAACAGTTGTTTGGGCTGAAGGATCCGCTGATTCAAGAGGCGCTGGCGGACCCGGCGAATCTTGGGTACATCAAGAATGTGTTGGGATTGACGGAGCTGGTGATACCGGGCGAGGACTCGAGGAATAAACAGTTGCGGGAGATACAGGTGCTGTTGGGGAGCGCGCCGATTGTGATCGGGGCCGACGGACGAAACTCGAAAATAGAAAATCGAAATTCGGAGGAAGGGCCTGGGCTCAACACACAGCTTATGCCCATCGTGTTGCCGTCGGTTCCGGTGGATCTGTTGATGGATGAGCATGCGGTGGAGTTTGAAGAGTGCAAGCGGTGGGCGAATTCGGAGGCGGGGCAATCGGCGAAGATGACGAATCCGGTGGGGTTTGCGAATGTGCGGGCGCATGCGGAGGCGCATTTGCGGGCGATGCAGGGGGCGAATCTGAGCGGAGTGGATCAACCGGTTCCACAGCCAGCCACGAAGTGAAACTTTTCAGGAGGATAGACGTAGATCTTAATGGAGGAACTCGGGATGCGTGCTGTCTTGAGCTATTCCATGGATCCCTCTCTCAAGGAGATGGTTTTTAATGCGGTATGGTTCGTTGTGAAGCTCGTTCTCCTTACCGTTCTTGAGGGCGGCCTGCTTATCATTGTTGAAGTTTAGAAGCAGTTAAATTGCGAATTGCTGGTGGCCGCGTGTTTACGCGGCCATTTTGTTTTGGAGAACGTAGTTATGGAAAACGGAGCGTCTGGCATGGGTGGGGAAGTGTTTGCGTTGACGGATGAGCAGATACTGGAGATGGAGCCGCTGGAAGAAGTGGCGGGTGACGAGTGGAGAGTGGCGAGTTCTCAAGACGCGGGGAATTTGCCAGTATCCCTCCGCTCCGAGCCGCAGAAGGCGCGGCTCTCCGGTCGGGATGACAATCGGTTAAGCGAGGATGGCGAAGGACTGGGTGCGGAAGGCCTGTACGGTTTGCAAGAAGAAACCCCAAGAGCACAGGCAGGAATGCCTGTGCCACAGGAGCCGCCGAAGTGGTTGGCGGAGCGGATGCGGGATCCTTGGCATGGGGATGAGGCGAAAGAATTGTGGGATGGGGCGGTGCAGGCGAGGCAGGAGGCGGCGGCTTATCGCGAGGCGATTGGGACATCGGCGGAGGCTCGGGCGCTGAAGGAGATTTATCCGGGTGGAGTGAACGAGGCGAAGACGGCGTTGGAACGAGCGCGGCAGTTGGAAGAGTTTGACGCAGCATATTTTGGTGCGGCGGGGAGACCGGCGGAGGAGTTGAGCGCGGCGCGGGTGCAACTGGCACAGAGATTGATGGAGCAGGATCCGGGAGCGTTTCGCGAGATGGTGGAAGCGGGGGTGCGGTTGCTGGGGAAGAACGGCGACCAGCGACCAGCGAATGGCGACCGGGAGGATTCTCGAGACGCAGCAGATTTGCCACGATCCCTCCGCTCCGAGCCGCAGAAAGCGCAGCTCTCCGGTCGGGATGACAGCGGGGGCGTGGACGCGAGCAGCAAGGCTATGGCGCCGGAAGTGGCGGCGGCTTATGTGAATTTTGAGAGGGCGGCGAATGCGGAGTTGGAGAAGAGCGTGGGTGGAGCGATTGCGCGGGCGATGGAGAATGCGCTGCCGAATTTGAAGAGTTTGGATCGCGGGGGACGGGATGGGAGTGGGCAGGGAACTCCTCTGCCGGAGAGATTGGGAGCGGCGGTGCGGGAAGAAGTGGAAGCGGCGTTGAAGAGCGATGCGTCACTGGGCGAGCAGGTAGCAAAGATTTTGGGGGCGCGGCGGTTTGACGATGCTTCGCGGGCGCAGGTGGTGCGGGTGATTGATGCGCGGGCGCAGCAATTGGTGCCAGGAGCGGTGAAGAAGGTGGTGGGGAGTTGGACAACGGCCACTTTGGGGGCGAGAGGGAAGAGCCGAGCGGCGGAAGCTGGAGTTGCTGCCAGGAGCGAAATAACGGGTAGAGTTGCTCCACGGATTGAGAAGAGCGGGCAGAACGCGGGGAGAAATGAGAAGACCGAGGGACGGGCGACTGGACGGGCGGGGAATCGTGGGCGAGTGGATTATGGGAAGTTGAGTGACGAACAGATATTGAATTTGTAGGAAGAAGAGTTCACCACAGAGTTCACAGGGAAGTTCAACCCAAGAGTCAGATACAAGAGCAGAAAAATCGTGGCGCTTGATCGTAAGAACCCACCCTTCGCTGAAAAACGCGAAGGATGGGGCACCCTCATGTTCATTAGAGAAGTAGCGATAGAAAAAACAAAAGAAAAGCAGCAAAGCGCAAACCTAGGAGCACAGTCAGGAATGACTGTGCCACTCGCCGGGCTGAAGCCCGGCGTCCACATGAGCTAAGACGAATTACAACGAGGTTTTTGGCGCCTTCTCGCAAGACGCCTGCTTGCCCTTCTGAAGCGGGGCGGCACATCTAAGGAGAGAGAAAAATGCCAGCACAGCAAAACGCGAATGTCATCGCGTTGCAGCTCGAGAAGGTGCGCGACAAGGTACCTTTGCTCTACGAGCGCGACGACATTCTATTGACGATGATTCAACAGCGCGGGGACGTGGAGAAAATTTCTTCACGAAACCTGCGTCTTCCATTGCAGGTGAATCCCGGTGGGAAGGCCGGGTCGTACAACGCGGACGGCGGGGACCTGGGACGCGGATCGGGAACGCAGTACGACATCGCCCAGGTATCGCCGATATTCTTCCGCTTCGCGATTGAAATCACGAAGCTGGTGGAATACGCCACGACGGGACGGGAACGCGCGATCGAGAATGCGGCGAAGCGCGAAGTGGCAAATGGAATGAAGCAGTTCCGTTCGTTCCTGGACAAGCTGATCCAGACGGCGGGGAACGGCGTACTGGGAACAATCAACACAGTGGCCGGGTCCACGTTTACGATGACAGTGCCCTACGGGGCGGCGCTGGTGTATCCCGGGCAAACGATCCAGATTTACGACACCACGCTGACGACCAACCGGAACATCGCCGCGAGCGTGACGACCACCGTGTTGACGGCGGACCCGATTACGACCCAGCAAATCACCGTGGACAACGTTCCGTCAGGGACGGTGGCGACGGACGTGATTGTGCACGACGGATTGAGCGGAGCGCAGCCGGTTTCGTTGTATGGGATCAAATATCACCAGAACAACTCGACGACAGGGACGTGGCTCAACCTGAACCGGGCGACCTATCCGGTTCAACTGCAGACGCCGCGCGTGAATGCGGGGAATGCGGCACTGACGCCGGCGAACGTGCGGCTGGCGATCAACAAGGTGCGGAAATCATTGGGGATCAATCACCTGAGCAAGCTGATCGCGTACATGGCGGTGGAGCAGGAGCATGCCTGGGAGAATCTGGGCATCACGGTGAGTTCCATCATCAAAGAAGGCGGCAGCGGAAACGGAAATGACCTGGATCTGCTGTTCACAGGGCGGAAGACGATGAGCGGGATTCCAATTAAGTCCAGCGTGAATGCGGACCAGACACGCGTGGACTTTTTGGACCTGGCGCACTGGGGCCGCGCCGTGTTGAAAGACATTGATTTTTACGAGGTGAATGGCAACACGGTGTTTCCGATTTACGGGGCGAGCGGCGGACTGGCGGCGAGCTATATCTTTTATTTTGATCTGGCCATGCAAATCTGGAACGACAGTCCGCGTTCTGGAGCTTACATCGACACTCTTGCTAGACCCTCGGGTTACTAGCGCTTGAGCTGCTTCCTTATGCGCTTGAGATACTCTTGCGCGGTGAGGAAGTTTTTTCGTTGATTGC